ACCCCAAAAAACCGACATTATTTTTTGAAATCATTGATTTTTCGGTCCCCGTTTTTTTGATGTTGGGTGCCCTATTTAGAGTGATTAAAATATGTATAGTTTAGGTTAGGTTAGGTTTGCCTTTTAATGCCATCGTCTCCGCAATACCCGAAATAAGGTTGTCCATCTTTTTGCGTGTGGCCCCAAGGGCTGGATTCACCGGCACTATTGAACGTTTTCTTTTCACGGCAACCTCCGCGAGAGTTCGCCACTGAGCTTGCATAGTTGGCAGCTCTTCGTTTTTAATCTCGCAAACTTTTATCCACCCCCCCTGGCTTTTAACAACCTCCCAGCCCTCTTCACCAATGTAGGATTCCGCTCTGTCTGGATTACAATAACCATAAAGCGTAATGGCGCCAGCTATTCGACCGGCAATTAACCGACCTTCCTGGGATGGATCGGCTTCCTCGTGGCATAATAATTCTTTTACTTCTCCGATCGTTGGAAAACTTCTTTTGGATGAAACAAGTTTATCCATTGCTAGCTTGATGTGCTCAAAGCTGGTGTTGCCGAGAGCATCAAACCAAAAGGTCAGTATCCCGTTATCTGTAAAGTCTGGCGCAAAATGAGGCAGTACCCGAGAATAGAAAATCATGGCCGTCGCAAAAAACTTTTTGCGTTCTGATTCCATCATTTTACACCCCCGAATGGATCAAAGGGTTTATCGCTGGGTGTATTTATCCACTCCTCGACCTTTTTCATCTTATCGTAGGGTTTTTTCATTTGGCCCAGAATGGTGTCTATTTTGCGCTGATCGCTTCGGGATGACCTCTTGAGTAGGGAAGCCGGGGAAAGGGCCTTATCGGCCCAGAATGCGTCTTTAATCACGTAGTCTAGGACGGCACCTACCTGCTCATCTGAGAGACCAACTGATTTCTTGAGTTTAGTGACGCCTTCGATGAATTTTTCTACAGAGAGGTTAAGCCATGGTTGGTGAGATATAGCGTGAGCGTGCCAGCGCTCCGCGGTCTTGTGAGATTCGTCGGTATCTCTCTGAATTAATCTTAATTCTTTTTTCTTTAGTTCTTTAGTTCTTTTCTTCTTTAATTCTTTAGATATACCTGACTTCGGTTTAACTTCCGTTTGATCTGCGTTTAACTTCCGTTCAACATCCGTTTTAGTGTTTAGTTTTTGAGCATGATAAACGCTGAAATTAATTAGGGTAATCACCGTTAAGCCCTGTTTAACTTCTGTTTGAATTGTGTTTGAAGTCCGTAGTTGATTGAGTTTGAAATGCGTTTGAGTTTTTGTTAGCCCCGTACCCTTCATAAGGTAACTTAAGCTACCCACCATCTCGCCGGGTTTTAAGGGAATATTGATCGCGCCATCGGTATAAAAATCATCATCCCATTTCACTGTTAAAAGTATAAAAGTAAACAGACGGAAGAGGATCGGGTCTTTCCATATTTTTTTCTCAAGTATTGACCGATGTAGCTTTACGAAATTTATCGTCTTATCAATTTCTTTTTCTGTTGCATCAAAATTGACATCTGGGATAGTTGAACTGCGTTCAGACATAGTTACCTCTATGTTTGGATTATTTTCATCCATGAGGACTCGTACTCCTTGTGGGTTTCTATGCGAACCTCGGAGCGGCAAACTTCGGGGTTTCGTTTTTTTTTAAAATTAGCAGTGATTACGTGGTGGATATAACCACAAAATCCTTAGGCTGGCCAACCAATTTAACCATGACAATCGAGCAATTTTGTCGGTGCTTTGTTGCATACTTTTACCCATACACTCTTATTAGAGCTTCCACCCGTCAAATCTTTAGACACCTTGAGCCGCATATTGTTCAATCATTTCAAGGGCGCATTTTGGCCTTTACTTTGCATTATATGTCTGTATAAAAGGGCAGCAGTTAGCCCTAAAGTTTTCCGGGAATATGCCGATAAGTGAATATAAGAAAAAAGGGGATGCAAAATGTTTCAAGTCACCAAAACTCAAAAAGCAAAAGCAGAACAAATGGTAATGAAATTAGTTTGCGGCTCTAAAATCGAAATAACCAATGATTTTGACCATAAGCTCGCTGAGATGCTTGTTAAGAGCGGAGTTGCAAAGGTTTCAAAAAAGAAAAACTACGGTCGAATTGCTGAAATTGAAGGTGCCTAAATGGGGTCCCCCTTCCTTTTTATCAACAACTACCACGGCATGGGACCAGGTTGGAAGGTCGACGGCCTACCAGGCGTATTCAATACCTACGGTGGCGCTATAGCTGCCAATATGGACCTTTGGGAAGAAATGTGTGAATGGCACCGGCTATACGGCAAACATCTTACCTGGAAGGACGTTTATGCCGCTGAAAGAAAACGCAAAAGGAGTCGAACATGAAACTTGAAACCGAAAGATTTGGATTGGTTGAGGCAGAAGTCCACATATGCCCTCAAAGCGCGGTCAATGCCTATATAACGTCAGCTTATGCCTACGACCTTGAGGGCAACCAAGCTGAATTAGGCGACGCACAACTTGATTACCTGAACGATGAATATTCCGCTGAAGTCCAAGCATATGCATGGGAAAGCGGTCAAACCAGGAATCACAATTAGGAAGCGCTCCATGTTAACTCCGGCTCAAGTGATGAAATACGAGAAGTGGCTTTTTAAGCTAATCGTCAAGACGTCCGAAGATCGAAAACGCTTAGAAGAACATTCTACGGAATGGAAGAAGGCCTTTGCTGTAGAGTGTGCTTTGAAGGACTGCCATAACGCTCTAATGAATGACGTTATTAGACCTGGCGGAGTTAGGAAATCAGAACTACATTGCGGCCTTTGCGGGAAACAGCTAAGCACGCCGCATTGCTACGATTGCCACCCAGAAGGCGGTCAATAATTAAAAATTAGTTTTCCTCGCGTGACACGGCTTGCACAACACCTGTAGGCCTTCGACTCCACAAAACATCCGATTTATAAAAACATCCCATGTGGCATCCTTGCCGTTTCGACTTCCCGGCGTTGGTCCACACGGCGTTACGTGGTCCACCTGCAGCTCGTATTTAGAACCGCACTGCTTGCACCGCCTACCCGATAGTTTCAGGGCATCCCGCCTAGCTTGGGAATACATGAATATCAAACGCAGAGCCGAACGGATTCTAGTGTGCAAAGGCACAGGCTTTTTTGTTTTACATTTTTTCATTTTAAAAATAGGCTTTGTTGGTTATAAGGATGTTTTACCATAGAAAGAAAGCTCCATGAAATATACATCGCCAACAAACATCAGATTAGATCCGATCCTAAAGCAGCGGCTAATCGAATACGCTGAATCGCAAGGGCTAGGGATTAGCTATGTGATTAGAACGCTGATATCGGACTTCCTTAGGCCGACTAAGAAGAAGAAACAAGCGAAGCAATAATGCCTAACCATTTTTCAAAACGTTCAGCCTTAGCCCTTGGTAGCTGTCATCCGGCTTTGCAAGCCATCCTATACGATGCAATCGAAATGATTGACTTCACGGTAATATGTGGATACCGGGACGAGGCTAAGCAAAACGAGGCTTACGAAACCGGACGCTCGCAGCTTAAATACCCTCATTCAAAACACAACCAGTACCCGAGCCTTGCCGTGGATATAATCCCCTATCCCGTTGACTGGGATGACATTGAGCGCTTTCACGCCTTAGCCTTAGTTGTTAAGGGATGTGCAAAAAGGCTAGGTATAGAAATAGTCTGGGGCGGCGATTGGCTGACTTTCAAAGACTATCCACATTTTGAGCTAAAATAAAATTGTTTTACATTTTCCTTAAATTGTTTTACAAGGGTTAACCTTAATATCTACTATTTAGGAGCCTTTGGATGTCACGCCTTACCAAGCTATTTGATGACCTGGAAGCCCTCAAAAGAGAACTAAGAATCCTAGTACGTGAAATTGACCTAGTCGAGCGGGCAATACGAGACGTTGAAACTGATCAGGACAACCGAGAGTTTGAGAGGGATAGGATATGAGTGAATGTCGTCACGACAGGGTAGAATTGAAGGAAAAAATAATTTGGGGAAACTGCCTAGATTGCGGAAAAATCTTTAAGGATTTTTCGGATGTTTTGACAGAGATTATATGTAAAGACGGGCAACCTGAGGCGGGTAAGATATGAATGACACCCTATTCGAACTACTCACTAGCCTAGAGCGAGCCGACTCAGGCCTTATCGAATTCGATCCCGAAAAACACCGTGAAACCCTTATCAATGCCGAAATCAAAATCGATTCTTATAAGTACATCCTAACCAAGTACGAATCAAAGATTGAAGAAATTCAGGACGAAATTGACCAATTGCAAACAATTAAGAATACCCTCCAAAGGCGCTCAGCCAGTTTTCGCTCAGCCCTTGTTTGGATACTCAAAGAGAAAAAGATATCCCAGTTTCCCGGCGTTAAATGGGTCGTAAAACTTCAGCAGCGTAAAAAGATTAGCCTACTTGGCGAGCCTGATTCTAAGACCTTCCTAGCCCTTCCGAGTATTGTAAAACGGACCTACGTTTGGGATAAAAGAGCCTTTGATGAAGCATATAAAAAAGATCCCCAATCCCTTGCGGCATATGCTAAAGAAGACGTTTCGGAGTTTGTAAAATTTGACCTAAAAAGGAGTATAGATGACTGATATCGTAAAACAACAACAACAACCAGTTTTCGTATCTGAATGGGATGTAATTAGGCACCAGGGTAAAGTGTTGGTCGAATCTGATTTTTTGCCAGTCGCAATTAATACGTGGCAGAAAGCTACGGCTATAATCATGTACGGCAAAGAGTTAGGAATGGGTCCCATGGAGGCTTGCCAGTCTATTAATGTCATTCAAGGTAAGCCTACGCAAACCCCGCAATCGATGAAAGCAATGGTTCATAAAAAACTTCCAGGGGCAATTTTTCGACCTATTACCTTAACGGATACCGAAGCAGTTTACGAAGCTGCAAGGCCTGGTGATCCTCCGATACATATATCTTTTACGATGAAGGACGCCGAACGACTAGGCTACGCAAACAAAGAAAACTGGAAAAAACAGCCCGGCACTATGTTAAGTTGGCGATGCATTGCAAAGGTTTCAAGGACAATTTTTTCAGACTGTTTGTCTGGTGTTTCACACACGCCTGAGGAGTTGGGTCAGGAAGTTGACGACGAGCACAATATAATCGTCACGAAGACCACTAAGGCGCCGACCGTCGAAGTAATAACCCCGGCTCACGACGCGGCAAACGAAGCCGAAGAAAAAAAGAAAGCCATTACAGCCTTTATCAAAAAACGCGATGAATTGGTTCGGGAAAAAAATTGGGGACCTGAAGACTTCATGAAACGGCTGAACGTCGCTAACTTGAATGATATAGTGCTGAAGGACAGTAAGACCATTTATGCCGCGTTAGAGGTTTTGCACGATGCCCCTTAATAGTTCGAGTGTAGGAAACGCGTGATGTCACACCCAGGCCAAGCGGTAGGCGCCGCTTTAAAGAACAAGCTGAAAACCCACTGTTCAAATGGTCATCCCTTCAGTGAAGAAAACACTGCTTACGTTGGTCGCAAGACCGGAAGAATCTGCAGGATATGTAGGACTGAATCAAATAGGCGTGGCGAACTAAAGAGAAAAAAGAAACTGAGGGGAAACCTTTGAACGACCACGATGACCGCATTTTCCGCCTTGGCTTTATTTGTTGCGCAATTGTGCTCACCGTCCTATTTTGTTTTACAATCTGGGTGATGAATGCCTTGGGGATCTGATGGTTAAAGAATATTTGCGAGATATCTTAGAATGCGTTGAAGCAGAGATAAGTCATGCTCGCTGCAAGTTTCCCGGCAACCGTCAACTACTACACGCCTTCACTGAAGAAGCCGGGGAGGTCACTAAAGCCTTTCTCGACCTACAACAAGGTAAGGCATCCGCCGCCGATGTACGTAAAGAGTTGATCCAATCTATTTGCGTTGCCATTAGGATACTGCAAGAGGGAGACGATGAGTTTCCGGAGTACCAATGGTGATCAGATGAATATTGAACCTTCACCAAGTTTTATTTGGGGAAAAAAGAGCTAATGCAATTCTACGATGACTTTACTTTAGAAATAGACGAGTTAAGGGCTAACGTGGATTACGTAAAACAGCGATCTAAGGCAATCGCCGACCTACTCGATACCCTCCACGACTTCAGCGAAAACGTTTCGAAATTTGGCGTGTCGCCGGTTAAGTACCACGCCCTGGTCGAACATCTCTCAGAAGAACTACTAGGCTCTGAAACCGAGCTTCAAATACTCGAAAACGACCTGGCAAAAGAAAGGTTTTTGGCAAATGAGTGATTTAGTATTTTTGTTTTCTGTTTATTTTTTCGTTGGTTTTGCGTTTCAGATTGCGGCAATTTCAGAAATTAGGCGCCTTAGCATTGCATTCAGCCTATTGGATCGAATCAAATACATTATTTTTTGGCCACTGGTTTTACTTGTAGCTGTCTTTGAAAAATTTTTGAGACAAAGATGATTACAATTACACTACCACTATTAAAAGTTTGGTTTTGGGTCGCTGCCGCCGGCGTCGCCTTAGTAATACTAACGCTAATGGCGGCCTTTATAGACTTAAACAAAAAGCGACAAGGCCTAATCACTAAACAAGTTGACGCTTGGAACCATGTGAGGAGTAAATTTAAATGAGATATGTTTTATTAATCAGTTTCTTTTTATTGCAAGGATGCGGCGGTTGCCAACGTAAATGGACAAACTTTACGGGTGATCTTACGGAAAAATGTCACAAGGGCATCACCTACGTTCAGTCGGATAGCGGTATCGCCTTGTTGGTCGACGCTGATGGTTTACCTGTAACTTGTGGTGAAAAATGAACCTAAACGAACTAGCTAAGGAAGTAGCAAGGCTTGAAGGTGGAAGCCAAAACCTTTCAATCGCCCAAATTAAGGAAGTCATCAAGTGTATTTCGATTACTTTGTATCTTTGCAAAGACGATGAATTACATCATCTGGTGTTCAAACTAGATCAAAACGGTCGCAAACACGTCGAAGCTGCCAAAAAAGCTAACCTACTTCATCGCTCTTCGCCCCGAACTGCGTCAAATGCGAAAACCAAACCCCGCAAAGGAAAGAAAAAAGGTACTTAAAAATATCGGTGGTTTTCTCAACTGCCAATACACTTCGAAGCGTCGCCGACAAGGTGTAGTCCTCACCGCTTGCAAAGTAATGATACAGGTCTATAAAGAAAAAAAGGGTAAGGCCGATGACTACACCGCCTACCCAAACAAGCCTCACCTTTCGAAGGATCTGCTTTTTATCCACGATTACTGCTCTCGGCAAAGTTTCAGGGCTTGGTTTGCCAGATCCAATTCTTTAGTGACAAAGGAAACAAATTTCTGTTCTTCAGGACATTTATTTGGATCGATCGGCGGTAGTAAGCAATCTTTCGTGACGCCACATATGTAGCTACCGGCATCGGCGGCAACTTTCTCAGCGTAGGGTTTGAAATTAGCATGCGAGGTTGTGTTAAAATAAGAACAACCTCCGCCGGCCCGGGAATTCGTACCATCGATGATATGTTTTCTCGGGTCATTTCTTTCAGTGGACCACTTAAAAAAGGCGCCGCCTGAATCACCACCACCTAAGTTTGCGGGTCCGCAAGTGACGATGTCTTGACCGTCCATCGACCGCACCACTGCTTTTCCCCAATAGTGAGTACCGAGGTTAGGTGCTCCAAAGCCGTTCACTAAAGCCTCAGCGTCCTTTGCGGGACTACCTGAAACGTTGAAACTTGCAAACACTGAATCGCTTGGCAATGTCCCGTCGAGTACGCAAAAAGCGTAATCGTTGAATACTGTGCGATTGTTATATTGTGGATGCTTGTTGCAGACACCAGGATATGAAACGCCGTCCTTACGACGCTTCCAGCTTACGCGCTGTCCATTACTTACGCAGTGAGCGGCGGTATAGATTATTTTTGGTCCGACTGCCGTAGCAGTACAGAACCCGAGAAAGCCAACTTCAGGAAACTCGCCCTCCACCGACTTAGTCCCTTGGTAAACCAGTGGCGTCAACCCTGTATCGGGATGCTGATTCTCTAGGTCGATCAGCTTGTAAACCGGCTGTCCGTTCGCATCGTAGAAAACTGGTGTCGCACCTGGTTTTGCTCTTGTTTGCGCTACGGCGATATCGCATGACGCGCACGAGCATAAGAGAAGAAAAAAAAGCTTTAAAAAGTGCATGTGACCTCCTTGTCAGCATTGAGAGCTAGATTTTTAAACACGGCCCCACCTTTGCTATTAAGGCTCGCCTGCCACACCACCGTCGAAACCAGAGCGGCTTCCATGCCCTCAGTCCCCACCGCGTAATGTTTTTCATACTTCTGCAATGGTAATGAATTTTGTTCAGTATGGTATTTCATCGTGAAACTTGCAAACGCTTCCTTAGACTTGGTCTTAAGAACCGTGTAGCTCAGAGCGTAATATCTACCGGCTGGCATGCCCGTTAGGTCCCATTTGGTTTCGCAAACGTAGGTTTTATCCACGTCCTCAGGTAGTGGCGGAGGTTTTGGTTCATCGTCCGGCAAGCCTGGTTTTCCGTCTGCTCCTGGTGCTCCTGGCTCGCCTGGTGCACCGTCGTTTCCGTCATGGCCGTCTTTGCCTTTGCCGCAAGAAAACACAAGAGTTGCCATTAGCAACAATGTAATAAATCTCATTTTCGAAACCCCCGCTTATTTTTGAAATAGACTTTTTGACATGGTTTTTTCGACATGCGTCTTTAGATGCTCAGGCTGACACATCTCGTCAAGGCATGCCTTCGCTAATTTTTTCTCTGCAAAGGCCAAATGGTATAGGTCTTTGAGAGATTTAATTACCGAAGGCAAACTAGTTACAACGAAAATAATTAGCTTGACGGTTCCCCACATTTTTGATTACGCAGCTGTCGCAAACAATTGCATTGCAAGCTTACCGATCTCAAGGGCAAGGCCGGCTAATTCTTTGGCTTCTTCTTTGTCGATGTCCTTAGCTTCCAAGACAACTTGGTCTAATCCCATGACCGCGCTAACGCCGGCAGGTGCATTAGACAAGGCGATTTTGATCATTTCAAAGGTAGATATCTCGCCGTCCGCTTTGGATTCGACGGCATCAGCCATAACACCTTTAAGAAATTCCATAGCCTCTTTAATTTCCTTGATTTCCATCTTGGACTCCGTTCCTCAATACCTACCCAAACCTACTGTGAGGTAGAATTTGGCGCTTGATTCCTGCTTCATCGAAGGAGTTTCGTAAAAGTATGCTTTCACATACCGCTACCAGAGCTCCCATCTCCACAGGCTTAACATCCCGTCGAACTGGCGGTAGAAGCTGCGCGGCTTGGTTTTCGCCGACACAGCAAGTCTCTCGTAGTACGGGTGGAATGTCATATCAAGCCTTATTTATAAACCTATTCACCATGATTAGGTTTGAATACATTCAGTTACATTTTTACCTAGCTGCTACAAACCCTGTCCTTTTTTGTTCTTACGAGCGAAAAACCTTTCTCGCCGTTTACTTCTTGACTCAGCCTGTATTCTTTTTCTCTCAGTACGTTCAGCCAAAGCGGCTTCACGCAGTTTCGCCTTTGCCTCGACCTCTTTGGCGTGATCAGCCGAGACTTTAGGTTCGTTCCAAGCTTTGACAAGTTTCGTAATTACTACGAGTAAGACTATCCCTAGTCCTATCCAAACGTAAAGCATGATATTCAAACCTTCCTTGGTTTATAATCCTGTGAATTTCATTCCCACTGCTGACAATGCACCGCCAAGAAGTCCTAGGACGCCATGCTTCCATTTTTGGCGCTCTAGCTCTTTGTCTTGCTCGTGCTGCATCTTTTTGATGTCCTTCAGGTCGGCCTTAATTTCTGAAAGGCTCTCTCTGAAATACATTACCATTTCATGCGACATTATCACGGGCTCCGGTCCTGTTTTGTGGGTCGTAGTACGATATTCCATTTCTATTTTACCTTAAAACTAACCGGAAATGACAAGGTTAGGCTTTAACCGCCAGTAAATATTTCCCAATTAGTCACCTTCACCCTAAAGTTAACGTGAATTGTATCACCGCTAGTTAGGCCAACACTGGTAATGTTGCTTGACGCAAAAGTGTCGGCACTGTTACCGCGACTAAAGTGAATTACTGAGTTACCTAGGGAGGCTAAATAAAAACCTACACCGGTCGCTCCCGAATTGAAAAAACCCGTAACCGGATTATGCCAAAATCCAAATCTATTTCGACCCGTTGTATAATAAGTGGTATCGATTGTTGTAGCGGCGGGAAACGAAGGCATTGCCATGGTACCCTCGGCGGTTGCCAAAGTACCCGATTCAAAACTACCGTCTATTAAAAGATACTGGCCGTCTCTCTCCCCCCAAAGAAGAACATTTGACGTGGTGCCAAAACTTGTAAGCGTAGGGCTAATAGATATCCTTGGCGAGACAATCTTAGTTAAACCAATCCAGCTAGTGTTAGTCGTAGGCGTTGTCGATCGGCACATCACCCGGTAGGAAGTTTTCCTATAGACGATAGCGATAACCGAAGCGTCGTTTGCTTTTAGCGTTACATCGGCTGTGCCTTCGTTGACTAAATATAATTCACGACCTGCTGAGAAGGTATTGTCTAGCGTTAGATCAAAGGCAGCGGTGTGGCTTAAAACTCTAACGTCAGATGTGCTAGTTCCTATCGTTGTCGTAGAAGCGATTGCGGTTGTTGTAATAGTTTTCTCAACGGTCGACACCGTTGCCCAACCGAGGGCTAAGCTCCCGTCTGTTTTCAAAACTTGGGAGGCGCTACCGTCCGTTGCAGGAAGTTTGAAAGTGATGTTTGAAGAAACCGAATCAGGCGCTGACAGTCCAACATAATTAGTACCGTTTCCTGTTTGCTCAGAGAGTCTTACGGCTTTTTGGTTTGCTAGGACGATGTTATCGGTATGAGTCTTAGCGCCGGAAACGCTTTGAGCCCCGGCAACCGTAACATAGTTGGCATCAGCGTAGCCCTTATTGACAAGGTCAGAATCAGCCGAAGGCGTTCCCGCTGTCGGTTGCGTTCCTGTTTCTACGCCAACGTTTGCAAAATCATATGTTCTTATGCTCATACCCAGTCTCCTAAGTTTTCTTCAATCCCGCTTTGATCAAACATCTCAACATATATCGTGTCTTCACTCTCACGAACCGAAACTACGGAAAACTTTTTATCGCTACTGAACGGTAGTTCGTTAAAGTCAGTGGGGGAGACGTTTATGATATCGCCCAAATCTATTTCCATTTTAGATAATTTCATTTCAAATGTTGCATAGCCCAAAGGTGCACTAAATAGGTAAGCATAACGCTTGCTCATAAGCTCGGCCATATCAGCGTCAACTAACGCCAAGTCTTTAGTAAGAGCTTTGTTATTGCTATTGTTTACCTGCGATACAGCATTGGCTGTCACCGAGGTACGGTTAGAGTCTTGCGTCAACCGGTTAAGGAGGTTTACTTCACCGTAATCGTATTTAACCGTGACCTCTTTAACGAGCTCCTCGGTTAGTTTTCTATAGCTAAAGCTTTCTTTTAGCTCATCAACACCGACTTGAACAGTCGACGCTCCCATTGGGCCAACAACGTCTACCTTCCACTTGCCGTTTTTTAGATAAACTTTTAGTAGTGCGCTCTCACATATTTTAGCAAGCACCATGCGGTAGGTCTGCGGACTAAACTCTGTGTTATTTCTGGGCGTTGCAAGTGAAATCCTAATGTCACAAGCCGTTGCTGCAGCTTCGAAACTATCAGTATCATAATAGTCTTCGTTATCAGCAAAACCCGCTGCATAAAGAAGCTCATAAATGGCCTGAATAGGACTGTCGTATTGATTAGTATCGGGGTTTAATCCGCCGAGAGGCGCACCCGTAGACGGGAAATTAACCCGGCCCATGGAATAGATGACGTTACCAAAAACGACATAGTCCTCCGAGTGCAAAGGATCTGCGAGGCTATAGGTTGCCTCTATTGTTGTTGCAAAGCGAATCCCTGAATCTGAGTTTAGCGTTAAATCGCTATAGGCCATCGGTGTCACAGCGCCAGTACTTCGATTAAGGAGGCTCACCGATTGAGCTCTAGCCTTTACAAAATAATCACTTGTGCCAAGAGCCGCCGATAGAGCGGTATGGTCGATATAGTTTGCCCCTATCGCAGTGACTTCATAGACGGCACTAGTTGCGGTTGTTTTCAAAAGCCACGTACCAACCGCTAGACCGACAAGGCTATCGAGGTAGGTGCGAGTTGTGGTGTTAGATCCAACGAGGGCGTTAGTAGTTTCATAGCGAGGATGAAAAGCTGCTGCACCAGGAATGACAAAAGACTCGCCAAACGACCAGTTTCGGTTGTTTAGGTTTGACTTAGTGGCGTTATAGCTACGGCTAACGGCCACGATGCGGTTTACTTCTCCACAAAGAATTTGTCGCGCTACGGCGCCTATCGCGTTTGGCTCGTCCGTGCTTATGTAGCGGTTATCGTATAAGCTAGCATCGAGCAGCGAGCTAGCGTCAACGTAGGATATCGAGACATCTCCGCCCGAAAACGAGCAGTCCCTAGCAAAGCCCCGGAATACAAGCTGACAATTTCCAGCCAAGACCTCACCGACGCAGCGATAGATTTCAAAAGTACAGTTAGCTATTGAGCCATCAAAAAAAACTCCCGATAGATAACCGTCATCGTTTCCGACGCTAATAGAGCCGCTACCGGCTGGCATAAATCCATAAAAATTCTCGTTTGCCGAAGCTGGAATGAAGGGAATAGATCGCAAAACACCCTGCCACTGCACGTCTGGGTAATCCGAATCGTCTGGCTTTAGGTGAAATCCTACGTGCTTTGTTGACAGAAAAAAGAACTTCTCGGCATAAAGGTCAAAAGATCCTACCGTAGGATTCATAGAAAGAAGGCTGTTATTCATATAAAGCCTAGAGGCAGCCTGATCATAGTAAAGCGCTTTGATCTCATTGCCAGAAAACGTTGCCGTGGCAATATCCTCAAACGAAGCTGCCAAAGTTATACGCTCATTAACGAGCACACCCGTATCGGTAAAAGTTATAACGCCAGGCGGATGTATCCCTGTGTAATTTACATAGAAGGTATTGGCATAGCCTGAAAGAGCACTCCAAGAATCCAAAAATGGAGCGCGAGAACCCACCCTTACAAAGTAGTTAACCTCAATGTCATCTTTCTGAAGGTTAGCGAGATAGGTCATGGTTCGTCAAACCTCGCAAAGATCGGGTATATGGTAAGCGGGTAGACATCCAGGTTAAGGCCGTCTAAGGCAGGCGTCACCGGATAATATTGATCAGGGTAGGTATTTCGCCAAGCTATGTGTGTTGACTCGGAAGCCCCAGTATAGCCGGAAGCGTTAAGTACAAAGTAATAGGGCGTGTCTTTTGCTAAGTTTACATTAGCAAACTCGAAATAAGTTTCTTTAACCCCGTAATCATCGGTTAAAAGATCAGCTTTCACCTGCGAGTTGGTTGAGGTGTGCAAGAGCGCCAAACTCTCGCTATAGATCTTCATGTTAAGGCTCGTAAAGGTCGGGTCGTTGTAGAATATAAGCCAGATCCGGACTGCTTTAAGAATCACAGCCGTATCAAACGTCATAGATTGCTTAACGGTTGTATCCGTTAAATCAGAATCGTTGTAGTAGGTAGCTCCTACGACATACCAACTCATAAGCATTCCTCAACCGACCACGAGCTAGTCCAGATGTTAGGGCGCTCAAGGCTTAGATTAAGGCCAGAGGTAAATCGGACGTAGCGTAAGCTATATTCAATCGAAGATCCAAAGACGACGTCCGGGTCCATGATCAGATAAAAGGCTTTAGACTTACCCATCTCGTATTCAATGAGATCAAACACTTCTTTTTCAGTGGTAGTAAGAGGAAACCATTTAAAACCGAAAGAAACCGTGCGACCCCTGCGCGAGTAAGACTTAGAGCCAGACTTAAATAGTGACTCGCTAGAAAAGTCTATTCCAGAAACGTTTAACGGAAACTGAATTTTACCAGTCGCCGGTTGGTAGTAATCGCCAAGAAAAACATTAGATAGCTCTACGTAACCGTTAGCGTTCTCGCGGTCGGTAATCAAAAGACTCCAATAGCGTAGGGCAGAACTATGTAAGCCAGCTGCTCCAGATGTTTTTAGCTTTAAAAGGCCTAGCTCGTGGTAGCTAAGCGTTGCCTCATATTCAGGCGAGGAAAAGCTTGATGTGGAAGAGCCTTGAAGCTTAATCGTTGCGTTCTCAGATATCTTTAGAGCTTGACCTTTTTTGCCAATAGCTATGAAAGCATCTGGATTTGATGAAGCTCCGAGATCCCACGTAAGGCGCTCAGTAGTATGGTTTCTAATCAGATCGGCCGTATAGGTTAATGCACCAGTATCGTCAGCGGCGGTGCTGAAACCAATTGTATCAGCGGCCGTTGAGAGGACGTTGGTCCACATGAGTCTAAAGACACCGCCTCCGCCCAACCCGTCACTTGTGATGACGATTTTATTTGAGGCGTTTCTTGTAACCGTATAGGTAGATGCTCCAGCTGCGTCTAATGCATCTTTAATCCCACTCATGAATGATGTGATGGATTCGTGATTCACTACTGTCATTGTTGCCGTTAGATCTACGCCGACACTTTCTTGAAAGATAATGACGCGATTAGCTGTAGTCACAGCGAAGTATCCCGCCGAGCGCCAAACCTTTCCACGTACCGATTGATCATAAAGATTAGAGGCTGGGAACAGTACGTTTTGACTTGAGTAGGTGCGCGTCGCGCTATCGATCATATCGTCGTAACAGATGATACTCATATCCTAAAACCCCGCCGCCCAGCGTTATAGACTGCCGTTGCTAATTGTTGTTCGTTAAGTGTAAGGGAGACATTGATCGGTCGACCTTCGATAATGGCAGCTAACCTGCCAACTAAGGCATCGACATCTATTTCTCTGCTCGTAGCTTGCGGTGTGAGGCTTTCACGGCCATCAAGAAAATCTCTAAGCTTAGATGCCGTAGACCTATCGACAACCAACTCACCACTTGTTAAATTCGCCGGGAACGAATCACCAGGAAAACCGTTCGGGACTTTAAAGGCCTGACCACCTTCGGCAAACTTCACGCCAATCCTACTTAAAGCGCCACCAGCTTTGCCGTCTTTCCCGCCAGAGAGGCCTCCAGAGAGGATGTCTTTAAGTTGCTGCTGGAATTTATCGAAGAGCTCCTTAACCTTTTCGGCAAACCTTCTACCGGTAAGGATATCTTTAATGGCGCCAAAATTTTCTTTAATGCCATCGATAAGTTTCTTGCCCGATAAGATGTCTTTCGCCTCACCTAAGTTAAAACTCGGCAGCTTAATGGAGCTCGAGAAACTACTGCCTAGCCCTCGACCAATTTCCTCAAAGATTCTTCCACCGACGGTCTTTAACGCCTCACCCACTCCCTGAACAAACCCAAGAGCAATTTGTGGCATTAGGTTAAAGAGGGCAAAAGCGAGTTTAAAAAGACCGCCTTTTACGATGAAAGCATCAACCAGGGCAAAAACGATGTCCGGTATTGCGTCAATGATGGTTATGACCAGTTTTTCGGTAATTGGTCCAATGTTGTCTGCAAACTTCGTAAGAAGCCTTGGTAGCTCGTCGGCCAAGAAGCCCACTAACTCCGTGACAAGCTCCGGAAGCATATCAATTAATCCAATGAATGCATCGGGGAGCTCTTGGCCCAAGAATTTGATAACTGATTTAATAATACTAGGAATCGCCTTGAACAGGTTTGGAATAAAATTCGAGACAAAGCTACCGGCGCTTTCGAAAAGCCGATCAACACCGGCCACGAGCTTATTAGGAAGGTCGGTAATCGAATCAAATAGGTTTGCGATTTTTTCAAGAAGTTGCGGAATGAAGTTTACTATGGCCTGGATAGCATCGACAATTGCGCTGACCTTACCAAGCGGGCCGGCGCTTAAAGAAGATAGCGCACCCGTTGCTGCACCCTGGGCTTGACCTAGCGCCGAACCAGACGACTCAGTAGCAGCTTCTCGTTTTGCATCAGCAAGTTTTAAGAAGTTTGAGATTTGTTCTTTTACGGCGTCTGTTAACTTGCCTTGAGTAGCTAGTTCCTCTGCCGCAGCTGCAGCAAGCTTAACTTGTCGCTCAAATTCAAGGTCTATTTGTTCTTGAATTGATTTGTTTTGTTTATCTAGTTCAGTTGTTAGCGACTCGGCTTGGGTTTTTAGTTTCTCAAAACTTCCCTTAATTGCCTCGATTGAGACCTCAGATTTTTCCCCAAAATCTTCAAAGGCTTTGCCGACGCCCTTTACAGCGGGAGCACCTTCACCGATCTTTTTAACTAACCCGTCAAAGCCATCGACAGCTGCATCGATTCCGGGCCTAGCGTCTTCGATAGCTGCAACAAACCCCTCATTAAACTCGTCGATACCGTCGTTCGTTTTAGAAAGGCTTTTTTGAAACTCGCCAAGTGTCGACCCGAGGCCTCCGAAAGATTTATTAAATTCTTCGTTTATATCTTCAAAACTAATAAACTTTTTTCTTATGTCCTCTAATGCCTTATCAAGGCCGTTTGCTGCATCTTTTTGGCCAAAGAAATTAAGCGTCGCTTGTGTAGCAATTGTGGCGGCTTCGGCTACCTTAAGTAAGACGTTAGGTAGCAGGGCCAAAGCCCCACCGATTAAAATAGATATCCCTCGATGCACCGTCAAAATACCCGATGCAAACTTATTAAAAAGAATGATCGTATTGCCGATTGCCGTACTTACAAAACCAAGTGGCGTTAAAAGTTGGGGAATCGTTTTTACAGCCAAAGTTGTTAGTGAATTAATCGCTCCCGTTATTGGCTTATCATTTTTAGAAAATGCGTTAGCTATTTCCCGTATTGTCTTCCCTAGGGTTTGTAGGCCAGCGATTATGGTTGGGTTACTAACGATAAGCCTGCCAAATGTTTTTTGCATCTCTTCGAAGGCGTTACCCAGTTGAGTAGTAGCACCGGAGAAAGTATTGACTTGCGCAGCTGCTGCGCCGCCAAACCTATCGTTGATCTGTTTTAATGCACTTGCAAATGTTTCGGAGGCGCTCGCTCCCTCTTGAATAGCTAAGCCGTATCGCTTAAGTGGTGCAACGTTTCCTTGTGCGGCCTTTCCGACAAGTTGAGCGGCCGACTGCAGGTCAATGCCAAGAGCAGCAGATAAATCAGCTGCGGCACTCGTAGCTGTTTTCAAACCATCAGCTGAAAGGCGGCCTAGGTTTTGAATAAGCGCTTGCGCACCTAGAACAGCCTCACCAGAAAACTTAGTTGTTTCTTCAAGTTTATCTGCAAACTCTGTCAAGTCTTTAGATGTTTTCTGAGAGTAAACGCCCGTTAATTGCAGAGCAGTATTTAACTGGTTAACAGCATCCTGCTCACGCGAAGCCGCTTCGACAGCCTTGTCGAAAGCGTTGATGATTGCACTTCCAGCGATAAAACCGATAGCTGCAACACCAACGGCCTTAAGGGCATCAAAACCCTTTTCCATTTTTTTAAGAGACTCTGTCGCCTGTTTTTGACTGGCGGCAAAGGCCTTTTCGGATTCGCTTTGAATCTTTTTAAAGTTAACCGTGGCTTTTGTTTGTAACTCAGAAAGAGACTTAACCGACTTGTTTATCTCGGTTAAGATCTCTAAGGTGACCGCGTTTTTACCTGCCATCTAATCACCACTCCATCGGTAATTTTAAGGTTTCTTCTTAGCGGCCTCAGCTAGGGCCAAATGCACTTCGGCATCGATAAGTAAAAGTGCATCGGCCGTAAAACAATCTAGATCGTCTAAACTATCGTGGTAGCCAAGCTTAGCTAACCTTTGCCTTGCCATATACTCACCGATCAGTGGCGCAGCCTCGTTAACATAATCAGAACCCTTAACTAGGATAGGGATTCTAACTTGCTTTCTGATGGCTGCGACAAGATCTTTCCCAAAGAAATACCGTTCGTCAAAACACCTACAATTTCCATGATTAGAGGCAGGGCGTCACTGATATATTCTAGATCAGCAATGTCGGTGATTTTTACACCGCCGCATTCAAGGTCTAAATCGCTTACTTGGTCTTTGATCTTATCAAAGAGGCCAAGAGCAAGCTCTACCTGATCTTCTGCGACAGCTTTTCTTATTTCTTGGAGCTTTAGCTCTTTGATCATGGTCAAACGTTCTTTAAAGTTTGGTACCTTGATCTTTAAGCTGCCGCTCCATCCCTCTGCCTCTGGTTTGTAATCAAACACTTTCATTTTGGTAGATCCCTTACCACTTTATTATTTACAAAAATCCGATGAAACATTCGCCTTCACCTGAATCATTTACATAAGGTGCGAGCTCCAAGTTAAAGCCAAGAAGGCCCTCGACGTCGACCACTTCAAAGCTAGATACGGTACAGGTTGGGAAGTAAGCGTATCCACAAGCTCCGGCAGTCCAGTTTCCACCGACTTTTTCTCCGAAGCTGTATTGGAACTTAACGTTATCGCCAGTTCTGTACTTATTATAGATCGAAGAATCATATTGCGTTAAAAGTCCAGAGACCGTTATCGCAGAAGTCCTTGAGCTAACAACCGAGCCTGAAACACCAGATTCCGCACAGATCGATGTGATGTTTGATTTAGGGCTAGAGACGTTAAATGTAATCGCAGAAACTTCTGCGCACGCATAATCAGTAGCCGTTCCAAACATAACTTCTTGGTTTTTAGCAACGAGCGGGTCGGCTCCATCGTATGTGGGAGTGTAAGGAGCTGCAAAGCTTTGCGCGTTGTCTGATGTGTAGGTTAAACCACCAGTGTCATCTGCTGCGTCCGAGAAACCTAGTTTTGTACCGATATGGGTATCAGTATTGTCTGATCCGTTTGTTCCTGTTTTCCAGAGGATTTGAAACGTGCCAGAAGCTGCAGTAATTGTGAACTTACCGGTTGATTTGCTGTAGGTCACGGTAATGTCAGCTGTCAGGATTGAATCAAGGGCTACCTCGACAGCTTCAGCTAGATGCTCTGGGTTTTTATACCATCCGGCTGTTACGGAAGCGATAAGCTCAGACGCACCTTGGTTGACGTTTAGCTTGTTGTTAGATGAGGTTATTTCAATTGGGTTAAAGTAGTACGAGATACCTTCGACCGAGTAGCTACCGTTGACCATCTCGCCTGCTGTAGCAGAAAAATCTGCACTAACGCAGCGTCCGCCAGCTAGCATTTGTGTCGCTCCACCGTTACCGAGGTAGTGAAACAAACTCAGCGTAGGATGGCCGGAGTTAGCTGGGTAGTAGAGCGAGCATTTACCAAGGTCAACTGCAGTTCCAGGAGCTACTGGAACCTGAAAGCCGATGGTCAAATCGTCAGTTGAAATTGAGTCAATAGCGCGGATACGGTAGCCGTTGGTGCCGTCTTTAATTAAAAGGCCTTCGCCGCGTTGGAAGGTAGCACCTTCTCCAGCGTCAACTTTGATTACCGAGGTAGTTGAGGAAGCCACGGTATTGTATTGCGTACTCGCAACTGCTTCAGCGCCAAACACAGACTTAAGAAGCGGACCGTAGTTAGGTGCCTGACCCTCTACGCCACTTGCTCTCAGGTAGTGACTACCAGAGAACGTAGGGGCTTCGGCGCCAAGGATTGGTTTAGCTGGGCCAAGAGATGATTTGATTTCATCGTTTGAAAGGATCGCAGTAGATGGGGCCATCGCCGCATCCCCTTGCAAAGCGATAAACTTCGTAGCGCCCGTAGGTGCCAGGGGAGTTCCCTCTGTCGATTCAATCATTAAACCCAGAACGGAACTTTTGCTAGAAATGGCCATTGTAAAAACTCCTTTTTTTAAATTTCGTTTACGTAAAATCCGTTTACGCAGTTAAATTTTCAAAATACTCACTCTCAAACAACGTTCTCAAAACAAAATACTTAGCCTTATCGTTTTCGAGAAACTCAATACCCGGATCCGATACCCACTTCGTTGAGGTTTGGCCAGTATTCAAAGTTGGATGTATCTCGATAGCTTTAATTATTTTATACCTATCTTCAAACAAATTCTTCGCTATTAGGTTAAAACCAGAGAAATCAGTGATCGCCGCCGTAATCTGAGCGACAAGAATCACGCTAAACTCCCTAATTTCTGACATCTGACAGCCAAGAAGGCGGTTGCTATTACTGCCAGATCCGTAGGCAACGGTGAAACCAAGCCTGTGAAACACCGAGGAGTTGTCATTTATGTTATAGGGATTTGGTATTTTCGCATAAGTCGTAAGCTGTGCGGCACAGATCGTAACGTAAGCATCGTAGATGGTCGATATGTTGGTCATCGGAAGAACCTGCCTTGATCATAGCGTATGTCTCCGAGACTAAGGTTAGCGTCGGCTGAGACATCAAGGTTTTTATAGTTGCGGTCCATTTCGGCTTTATATCTTAAGGCCGCTTCCTTCCTGTTATCGACGTAGGCCGATCCCATGCCTTGATAGATAATTTCAGCACACTTGTGAACGCAAGCCTCTTCAAACTGCCAGGGGTCAATAATCTGATCGCCAGAGATGATCATTTTTCGATCTGTCAAATCGGCTACGATAGTATTTGAGGCTATATAGTGCTGATCATTCCATGTGGTTTTGCCGGTTTCAAACTGCGTTAAAAGAGCAGTCTGGTTAAGGTCTGGGTATAGCTCAAAGAGCGTCTCGTCTGAAGAAAACTTATGCCCGATATACTTCACAGACGTTGTGCCTGAGAAGTTTCCCGACCACTTAAGCCTAAGCCAATATAGATCGTAGATCTTCGTACCGCTTAGAATATCGTTGGAATCGATAACAGGGTTCCATACCTTATCGCGGTTTCTCTGAAATCTAATATAGCCACTCTGTGCTAAAGACTTACCGGCCGCTGAGCTCATATCAATAAGATCGACTGCCTCGTTCCAGGTCGAGCCGTTTTCGTAAAGCTCAACTGTCATAACCGATGACGCCGAGTTAGCTACACCGATTTCTATGTAGCGCGCTCCCCAAGGAAGAAGAGAGCCAATGTAGAGGTAGTCCTCAGCTGCTGTAACGGCGAGCGTTGTCGTACCGCTACGAAAGTCGTTAAGCTCAAGGCTTTTATCAGATAAAACCGCGTTATCTGAGAAAACCACTCTTTGGTTAAAAAACATCATGTTTTTGGCCTTTCCTTAGCCTTTGAAGCATAGGTCTAAAACATCCTAAAAAAAGCAAAATTGTTGTTTGTTGCTGCGACTGCTCTTATCCCGTTTATTTGGTATGGCGTGATAATCGGGGAAAATGACGGCCTCGACAATAATGCAATTTCTGCAGTCGAGAGCATGCGCGAGTATAGCCTTACATCGTCAAGAGTACCTAATAGGGATGCCCCGCCAGAATATCCGCCGAAAGTATTGATGGTTCCTGAATTGTAGTCGATCTGAGTATTGACTAACACTCCATCGCGATAATAGGTAGCCGTGGTGCCGTCACCTGTAATTGCTACATGGTGCCACCTACTGCTACTCAGTCCATGGGTGAATACACTGAGACCACCAGATCCATATAACAAAGATCCTCCGTTGAATCCTGGCCATAGTACGCTGCCGGCTGAGGCGCCAAACACTGGACCGGAGGACATCCCGCCAATATTAGACGACCAAATCCAAAAAGCGACGGTTTTGCCGCCCGACGGTATTGAAATCGATGGAACGGTCCCATAGTTTGATGAACCGCCGGGAAAAGCCAACCCAGCCCGACTATTCTCCACTCCAAGTTTCCAGAGTATAGTAGTAGGGGTGATTATTGAGACATGTTTCCCATTTCCAGAGCAATCGATCCAAGTATTGCCACTGCCGCCGCCGACATAATGAGCGAGTAGCCCGTTGCGCAATCTCGGATCGAGATTAACCGCATCGAAAACCCTCTGAGATGCATTACGAAACAACAACATTAGGTTACCGTATTGTAAACGCCTCGTGCGTTGATGTAATGGTTGCCGCTAGTCGAGTTAAGGTTGACCGCTGTGTTGTGAGTGACAAACACCACAAACTTTGCAGGGCAAACACCTCCGAAAAGGCTGGCAACACTGATTGGCCCGAAGAAATAACCAAGGTCAGACGTGTTTATAGTTGGAATTACAGCAGCTAGTTTTAGCGCAGTGTCTCGCGTACCTACGCCGCTAACGGTCTCCGCTGAATCAGTCCCGTCGAATACGTCGGGCCAAGAGGCATCCCCGAATAGCCCGGCTACGTAGACACGGATTTCTTTTGCTGTCGTCGGTGAGGTACCCACCGTAATTTTCCCATCCAACAGATAGTCGAGATAGAGGTTACTTGTGTTATCGATGGCCGTCGATTCACGGCCTGTCAGTAGGTTCGTATCAGTTGCAAGAGATGCCAGCGTGATAGTTAGAACCTGGTTGGTCGCATAGACCATTTTAACGTCAGCCATTATGGTAGCCTTTCATTCAGAACAGTTTCGAGCTTTGCAATGACGGCAGAAATTTGAGAATCATGCGACTGCTGTTCGGCTAGCTTTGCAATCGCAGCGTCAATCAACTTCTCAGCGCCGTCTCCGCTATTGGTGTCGACTCGGCTCGAATGACTGACAATGACTTTTCCGGCGTCATCGGTGTAGACAGCCGTTGCCGTACCAACTCCAATAACTTCGGTGTCCTGACTAAATTGAATTATCCACGGCATAACCAAACCGTTCCTCAATACCTACCCAAACCTACTGTGAGGTAGAATTTGGCGCTTGATTCCTGCTTCATCGAAGGAGTTTCGTAAAAGTATGCTTTCACATACCGCTACCAGAGTCTCCCATCTCCACAGGCTTAACATCCCGTCGAACTGGCGGTAGAAGCTGCGCGACTTGGTTTTCGCCGACACAGCAATTCTGTCGTAGTACGGGTGGAATGTCATATCAAGCCTTATTTATAAACCTATTCACCATGATTAGGTTTGAATACATTCAGTTACATTTTTTACCTAGCTGCTACAAACCCTTTATGCTGATGCTACGCATCGCCATTTACTCGTGACCGAATTCCAAACAAATCCTACATCGAGACGCGCAGTTGTCACGGTCGTTGTTGGCAGTGCAACCGTACTAGCCTCAAAGCTTGAGCCCCAGGTGATGGCTCTAGCCGCAGTACCCGTGATCGCAATCCATAGTTTTTGCGCTTCGGTTGGCGTTCCTGACAAGTTAGTTGTGAACGACGTTATATCTACTGTCTGCGCAGTCAACGAATAAAAATCTACGTTATCCGTATTTATGGTTGGCGTAGCGCTAGATGTCGTGGTGCCGGTACGGGCGTTGATGCGAGATGCCCAAGTACCCGTGGCAACGGTGCCGGTTGTCGTTATGGAAGTTTGCCCGACGTATGTCGCCGCGACGGTAATAGTCGGGTTTCCCGACACGCCGTCGCCGTTCGTTACGGTGATTACGTCGGTTGTCCCTGTGACCGTTCTGCCCGTGAACGTATCTGCAGCCGTCTGCGTCAATAGACCGTTTGTGTTATAAGCCGCAAGCGCTGTAAGTGTCGCATCTGCAGCTTGAACGTTAGTCCCGATAGCAAGGCCTAGGGTAGTCCGTTGGGCTGATGCATCGGCGTCATCTAGAATGGCTCTGCCTGCAGCTGTACAGGCTATTTCTTCAACATCGCCAGCGCCTGAAGTTGATCGTCCCAGTAGCTTGTCTGTGGCAGATACGTTTTGGATTTTTGCATAGGTAACAGCGTCGTTAGCTATAGTAGCTGCGAATGATCCCGTACCTGAGCCAGTAACGTCACCGGTAAGGGTAATAGTCTGGTCTCCGGTGTTAGTCCCTGAGTTTGTCCCTGTGATGTCTGTGGTGAGGGCAATCGTCCCAGTACCACCCGGTATTGTATGAGTGTTAAGGGTGCCAACACCGGCCATGTTTCCACTGGTGTCGGCAATGGTCACGACTGAATTCTGAATTAGCTTACCTGTGGTGCTATCAAAACGAACAATCGCGTTATCAGTAGAAGATGCCGGGCCTACTACATCACCAGAGCCCGCCGGACTTGACCATTGCGGGTTTGCACCAGCTCCTTGGGTTTGTAAAAACTCACCATTTGTTCCAGCAGGCAAGAATGCCCATACAGTGGCATTCCTGTAGAGGATATCGCCTTGTGCAGGGGTGCCGACAAAGTCGATAGCTTCGGATGCTGTAAGCTCTTCAGTATCACCGGCCGCAGCTGTTTTGCGGCCAAGAATCCGTTTCGTAGCAGAGATATTTTGCATCTTTGCATATGTGACGGCATCGTTGGCGATTGTGGCAGAAAAACTACCGGTTCCAGATCCCGTAACATCACCCGTGAGGGTAATCGTTTGATCACCGGTATTGGTGCCGCTATTGGTACCAGTGATGTTCGAAGTGAGGGCGATGGTGCCCGTACCGCCTGGAATGGTATGAGTATTAAGCGTGCCAGCGCCTGTGATGTTTCCCGTATCACCAACTAAGAGGACAGAGTTTTGGAGAAGCTTTCCGGTTGTTGAGTCAAATCTGGCGACAGCATTATCAGTGGACGACGCTGGCCCTACGACATCGCCCGCTCCGGCCGAGCTCCATTTAAGGCCAGTCACTTCGCCAGAATCACACGTTAAGACTTGTCCGTTACTACCAACTGCAAGCTTTGCAGCTGTATTAGCTCCTGTCCCAACGGCTAAATCACCCTTAGCATCCCAAATGGCATCTGTAGCAACAGATCCGCCGCCGCCGCCTGTGGATAACTGGTAAACGGTGCCGCCCTCGTCCTTGTATTTTAGAACGTTATCGGTTGTGTCAAACCAGACGTAGACTTTCCCAACCGGAGGAGTTGATGGTTCGGCGTTTTCTGTAAGCCTGATGAGTGACATTTTTTATTCCTCTATGACTAGCGTGCCTTCTATCTGGATCTCGCCGTCATTTAAAAAGTCTCCAAAAACAACCATTTGTTTGTACTGCGCTACGATAACGGTTTGGGTCGATGGGATATAATCCCAACCTGCGTGGTGATCGCTTGAGGGAACCGTTGCTCCAATGATCCTAGACATTAGGCAAGCTCCTCAACAACTACCGATGGTGTCCCGCTTTCTGATTTTGCATAGAGTACAATATTGTCGGTGATATCATAAGCTCTCTCGCCACCATTTGGGCTTACTGCCATACCGACATAGCCTGAAACATCAGAGCGGTAGTTTATTTTAATCTCGATATCGGATTGATTCTGAATCGAAATGGCATTTCTATTGGCCAAGGCGGTTGTCGGAAGAGCGGTCCAAGTACTACTGTTTAACTCTACGACCGTCACTAGCCCGCCGATATTAAGACCGGAGGGAGTGAAGCTTCCTGATATATTATCGCCGTAGATGCGAACTGCCGTCGTGCCTGGAGATACGTCAACAAACTTTTGTTGCTCGCGATCATTGAGGTTTGAAGGCAGTGTCATAAATAACCTTAGTTAAAACGATAGGTAGTGACTGCCAAAATCTCGGAAACCACTACCTATCATCATTTAAAACTATGCTTGAGCAGTGCCCTTTGCATACTTGACCTTAGTCAATGTTGATGTATTGAAGAATCACGTTAATCTTACCGGCTGTTAAATCCGCCGTGCCAATATCAAGGTGAATGGCAGCGCCAGAAGCCAAAACTATTCCTTGGCCAGTGGTTTCGCTCAAGACAGCGTCGTCTGTGAGGTTAGCAACGGCACCAGAGGTTACATCTAGGAATGCATCGGTATCGCCACCAGCAATACCAACGATTACGGTTGCAGATCCACCAGAGGTACAAGCAGTCTCAACGTGTACGTAGCCGTTAAGAACTAGGATTTTGCCATCAGTGGTTCCGATTTTAACGGCGTCAGCGAATGCGCCAGCGTCGTTAGCAAAGTTGTAGGTTAGCTTTACAAATTGAACTTGATTTGAGAACCCACGACCAAAGGTCTTGTGAGCTGCTGCGGTGACTGTAGACATTATGTTTCTCCCTTAGTTGGTATTTGTTTTTTAGGCTTTGGCATTCTTATATCACCCATGATGTAAGCTGCGTGCCGATTTCCCCAAGCCACAATGGCAACTATCTTAATAGGTGTCCGCTGTGCCTTGATCATCTTAAGAAGGGACACGGGGTCATCGGCTATGATGACCTCCATGTTTTCATAAGGATTCATTGAATCGAAACTAATCATTAGCTGTTGTAAACCTTGATATGCTTAACGTTGCCGTTGATACCAAGTTTCGCACCGAAAACCATGTCTACAGACAGTTTCACACCGAAGCGGCCGAGTGGGTGAAGATCAGAAATCTTAACCTGGACTTCAGTCATAGAAACCATGTGCAAAAAGTCTGGGTGGAAAAGAATCGCGGTGTCAGTAGAGCGCGAGTCGTCTTCAAACACGTTAAAGCCGAAGCGTTTTAAAGCAACGTTACCGCTGATAACTGGAGCATCAGCTGCACCGTAATCAGAGCTAGAGAGGGTAGCAGCGTTCATCAAATCCGAGTAGTAGACCGGATCTAGCAGCGCGTACCAACGGCCATCTTTTGGCCATTTAGCTTGAGCGGCAAGCATACGGCAAGTAGCGAGCTCAGAAGCGTTAAAATCGGTGATGCCAGAACGGTTATGATCTGGAGAAGAAGTGGAAGGGCTAACCAAGCTGTAGAGGTAAGTATTGATCTGAGCGGCCAAGCCGTATTTCAGAGATTCCATTACTTCAGGATTGTCTTGGCCGAGTTGTGATTGCAACTCAACTAAGTCTTGGAATTCAAAGCTTGCTACTGCGCGTTTATCGGCAACGATGTCGACATAGCTAGTAGACAAAAGCTCAGAGCTAAATGCGTCAGCGTCTGTTCCGACAGTCAAGAGTTGACCGGTAGCAGCGTTAACTTGTGATACGCGTACGGTGTCACCTTGACGAGCGATTGCACCTTGGTATTTTTTATCTACCAAAGAACCAAGCATCAAAGAGGCGCGTAGTTGTTTTGTGAAAAGCGGGGACCAGTACTTTTGGACCTGGTTGGTGACTTCAGTTAAACTTGTGGTGCTCATTAAAAACTCCCTGTTTTTAGATTAAATTTAGATTATTTGATCTGGTTTCCACTTAGACATTTCTTTGTGGTCTAGGGCTAACCAGGCTGCCCTAGTAATTTTACCGTTTCCTGCCGAACCTTGTGGCGCTGTATTTGGAACGGTTGCTTGTCCAGGCTTCTTAATGATGTCGAAATATTCCTTGCGGAACCATTCGACCACTTTAGTCACCGACATCGGATCTGGCTCACCACTCTCAGGATCAACAACAATCTGATCTAGAGGGATATGACCCCAGAAACGTTTATCAACCGCACCGTCAAGAGACGAAAGGAAGGCATCGAGCTTCATCCCATTTCTCTCTCTTGCTTCAACCGTGGTTAACTTCTCTCGAAGTTCCTTGGCCTCAGTCTCACGAAGCTCTGCAATCTTTTTAAAATCTTCTTTAGCCCTAAGATCAGCTTCTTCCCGCTCTTTAATAGCCTTTTGAGTCGCATCTAGTTCTTCTTGGAGCTTTTTTTTCTCCTTTAGAAGTTTGACGTGAGTCTCGTAAGCTACAGAATCTTTTTTGGGAGCTGGGTCTTCAGTGGTCACCACGGGCGCCAACGGGTCATTCCCACCGGGAACAACATTAGGATCAGACATTTCCTTCGTCTCCTTTAAATTTATATTATTTGCAATACTTTTACAATAATCCCTAACTTTGTCTTTAGAAATCTAATCGGTAATAGTCGATATTTTGTTTTTTATAAACTCGTAGAGGCGACCTAGCTGGTATTTGGAGAGCGTCATAAACGGCCTCGTCTCAGAAACGTGTTGCGCTACTTCAAGGTTTGATTTCCCATCGCGTGATAAGCCAGTGGGCTCTATCCTGACATAACCATCGCGAGCCTTGTAGCGCAAGCCTCCTAGTAATTTTCCGGAAAATGTGATGTTTGATTTCGATGGCTTCGTAAAAGGCGAGAGCTTTGACTTTCTTCGCCTAGCTATATAATCAGGGGATAAGGAATCGAAGGCTTCTTCTTCACCGCCAAGCTTTGCAACACCGTAACCCTTACGGCTCCTACCTTTGATCTCTTCGACGACGAAGTTACCGATCTTTTGCATTTCTTTCGCAGAAAACTGTTTTTGAACGTCTTTTTTGAGACGCTCAATTATTTTTTTGATATCCGCTGAGGCGCTCACTCTACGGCCTCGTAAGTCATTTCAAATATATCTGGTTTGCACGGGTAGATTTCGCCTTTAACACCTTTGATAATCCAATCTCCCACACTGACTAGCATTTCCCCTTCGAGTGTTTTGACGCAAAGTTTTTCAAGCGCGTTGTCCTTGTAGTACTTGACAAAATAGCCCCCGCTAGTACCGCCCAGCCAAGCGGCACCCTCTATTGCCCAGTCTGGAAAAAAACAAAAGTCTTGTTCCTCGTATTGGAATGCATCGACGACTACGGGCTTTTTCCTAAATTTCATTTATATTTATCCAAAATAGCGTTTAAATCTGACTTGCTAATACCCATGAAGTACCTGGCCTTCTTAGGGTCTGGGTCGCGTCCATACGACCCAAGTTGGTTCCCTTCAGCCTTTGCGTTTTCAGTCGCATCGGTGAATCCTATTTCCACTCGTCTAGCCCTTGGCTGGACTTTGGTGACATCCATTGCCGAAAACATATCTGCTGATAAGACGAGATCGACATTCCCCTCGCTTGTCCCTTTCTTAAGAGCGTAGGCCTTGGAGTACTTGGGAAAGCGCTTATTCCTACCACTCGCGGGGTTAAAGCCGGTGTTATCGTCTATCGCCCTCTTTTGGATAAATTCGATAACATCCCTGCCGATTGAAGTGAAATCACTAGGATCGACATAGTCAGGGATCTCTAATACTAAAGTTTGTTTACGAGCCAAGGCAGATCCTCGTTGTTAACCAAAATGTCGGTCCCGCAAGTAATAGGCGACGTTGCTACGCCAGTGCCCCAAAGGGTTGGATGTAGTGAAGAGGGCGGGACATGGTAAACAATCTTCAGTTTTTCAAATAAAATAGCTTGCTCGTAAGGGCTTAAGTCCGCCTTACCCTCAATAAAACCCCGAAGCCAATAAACAAACTGCTCACAATTCATTAACAAGCTCCTGCTCATCAGGAATTTCCATAGGACGATTAGAAGGCATTCTTTCTTCTTCAATCTCTAACATATACTCCCTAACTTCTTGATCGCTCATATAGGGGTTAAGGAGTTTGATAGCATCGAAGCGGGTAAGAAAGCCCGAGGCGACCTCTTCTTTAACTTCAGCGATAAGCTCTGATCTCGTAGTGTTAGCCTTCTGCTCCATAAAGTCGGTGTCTACCGTGGCAGACGCTGTAAAGATGGTGCGGTTTTCAATTAGCTGCGCACTTACCCAAACAGGGTGCATATAGTTTAGGATTAGATCCCAAAGTTTTTGCTCAGCTTCCTTGAAGACGTTTACCTGCTCCTTACGGTCCTCGAAGGTATCCATTTCGTCGATCATTTTACTGATGCCCGAAGCAAAGGAATCGCCCTGCAGCTGACCGATCGAGCCTGGTCTAATCCCTTTAGCGTTAAGCCATAGAGCGAGCTCAGACTGAATCAAGTTTAGGACTTCAGCGATATCGACCTGGGGTTTAACAAAGCCAATCTCTGCCTTCTGCTCGGAATCTTCTGACTTGAACGACAGAAAGGCATCTGGGTTTCGCTCGATGTTTTTAAAATCGACGTTAATGCCGTACATCATAGAAAACGATTGGTACATTACGGCGTAGTTTAGATCTGACAGAAGGATCGGAATGAGCTTTGTCATCTTTAGCGTGTCGGTATCCTGAACCGGCATCAGGCAGTTTTCAGACTTATTGACATAGATAAACGGCATTTTGCCGTAGGGGTTAACACCGCCTGGGTTATTTTCTTGGGGGATAATCTCTTTTTTTGAGTTAAATACCAAAAACTCAGTATCGCTATAGGCGTGATAGATGACCACTGGAACGCCGTTAGCTTCGTATTTAACGCCGTGAATGAGCACGACAATCGTTGGATTCATGGGCTCAACTAGATCATCAGATATCATGAAGAACCGATCAGACGGGATAATGCGCAGTTTTGGCTTTAGATTAGCGACGTAAGGTTGAATCAGGCAGTTCTTGTATAGGTTATAAAACTCATTGGCGCTGTTCATCCTAGCGTCAATCTTTAGGCTGTTCTCATACCATGACAAAAGCTCGGCGTCGGTCTCTGTTCCACCTGAAACAGTCCTGACCGGGTTTTGCTGGTATATTTTCGATAGCTTGTCAACAATCTTTATTAGGATATTGATAGGCGCGCAGCGGGATAGGATCTGCCGATAAGCCCGATCAGTAAACTGCTCCCTCAAGTCTTCCTCTACGTAGGTTAAAAGGTCTCCTTCGTAGATTTTAAAAAGCTTTTCATTATGGTGAAGGTAGCTCGATAGTTCTCGGTGTCTTTCAACTATCCGACCAATTTCTTCTCTAAGTGCCATTTACATCCTCACTGTTTGTTGTGGCGCCCTCGTTTGTTCACGGTGAGCGACGGCTAGGCCATAGCCTATGGCTGTAGATATATGTTGATACTCTTTTGAATCATCTTCAATATAGTTACCGCCTTTTTTAAGCTGTGTCAGTCTAAGACCTTTGTCAGCTGTCGGCGCGTCCCTATAAATCCATAATCTAATATTACCAGATTCGTTCAAACAGTAGGCGTTGACCATGTTATGTCTGGTACGAACCGGGGGGTTTGACAAAGGCACCCTAAGCTCAAAGTTAAGGGGCCTAGCGTCCTTGGTGCGGTAGTTGGCGAAAAATCGCTCAATAAGCTCATAGTCAGACTTCTTAGAGCGGGTATCTTTATGCTTAGCCGTGGCATCGCCGGTTAAAATATATTTCGCGTTATATTCCAGAAGATCGCGAGACGCTAGTTCCTCGCAGGAATCTTCGGTCCTCATTCCGTGAACTACTACCTCGTTAAAGATGTGCATATGCTCATTGATATATTGGAAAAGAACGACACTTAAAGGCTTTCCTTCTCCGATGTTAAAATCCCACGAGATATAGATTGGATGCTTAGTCTGAACTTCAAAGGATCTATTCTTAAGCTGCTTGTCTTTATTATAAGCGTGATAGACAACCTCTTGAGTAATTTCGATCCACTCCCCGTAGAGCATACGTCGCGCTAGCTTAGGGTCTAGGTCTCGCTTAAGTTGCGCTATATAGCTTTTAGGAAGGAATGGGTTATCTTCCGTTAAAGAATAGTAGACGTGCTTAGCCATTTTTAAAAATACCCTCGCTGAGAGCTATACGAGGTAACGTTTGGGTCCTCCATCCAGTGTTTATAGATCCAATGGCCTGGCGAATCGGCATTGGTTGCAGCAATAATCCACTTCTCTGGGATGTGCGGGAGTCTACCGATACGCATCTTTATTTCTTCGTAGGCTTGGCGGTCTTCTTCGTTATTTTCAGAAAGCTCTTCTATGATCGCAGCAGATAATTCAAGAGAGCGAAATTTTTTGTAGCGTTTGTCGGCCCAAGAGCGGCTGATGATCTCCGAACCATTACGAAACTGAATATAGGCCGTAGTCTCCTGATAATTGTAATCCTTGCCTTCAACTAACGAGCCCTCAAGATGTTCCAGAATTTTAGTAAAGATAGTTGATTTTAAGTCTGGTAGCGAGCGCCTACCAAGAAGAAGGCAAGCCTTACTAAATCTAAGACAATGTAGTACTCCGATGTGAGCCATAACAATTGATTTAGATGATCCCACAGAGCCCGAAAGCAGTACCTCGTGAAGCTCATGTGAGTAATCAAACCTGCAAGTAATATCATCTACTAACGCGTCCTGCATCGGGATAATGCTTGGATCAAATTCACTGAAGGATGGTGTTGATCCTGATGATATCACTAGCTAGCTTCACGCTTAGACTTCGGAACATAATTAAGAGTGAAAGGCTTGGTTTCATTTCCAGAATGTTCGACCTTGTCAGATTGATTAAGATAGTTTTTACCGAGAAAAATAAGTAGTGCTGTATTCCCTGCCATAGCAGTTTCATACTGTTTTCGGCGAAGCGATAACTTGCCTTTAAAGCTTTTTACCTTAAAAAGGCCCGCATAAGTTGTGTTATGCTTATCCTTAATGCGCCTATTTAGCGTATCCTCTGAGCAGTCGAAAAAGCTTGCACATTCCTCTAAAGTTGCCTGCCATCGCATAAACTGGTAAAGCATTTCCCAGTCTTTATCTGAACGCAAAACGTCTAGCTCTGGCCTTCCCATTTCACTCATTGTTTCACCAAACTAACTTTAGGGTTAATTTTTTGTTCTGTCGGTATCCCGTTAATCACAATTAAAGCTATGTCTTGCATGATCCTTGCTCCGTCGTGGAAACAGCTTATTTCGTGGATATCGTTGAATCTTCGCTCGCCAACGCTAACATCAAAATGGGTGATGTATTTATCTATCTGATCGATGAAATCAGCGTATTTATCCCATTTAATCTCACCGTTATGAAATAACTCAACAGACATTTTAAGTCTTTCGGTGAGAGGTCTGACTGAGATAATGATTGTTCCAGAGAAGGGTTTGTGGAGGGGGACGCTATAAGATATAGCCTTGTGTTTTTTCTTGGAAAACCATTCCACGGGAATCGTCCTCTGATAAACCCTAGTAAGCCCACCGGACCTACGGAGTTTTGTTTTATTTTATTTGATTATATCACGGATATTATTGGCAGGGATTTACTTTGGAAGCAAGGTTTTGATCTTTTTGATGTAGAGCAGGCAGCTTTGCAGCCAGCTGCCCCTGTTGTAAGTTTCTATTTAACTTTGCATAGGTAATGGCCCTGGATACCACTACTAGAGGTGTAATCACGGGGGGACAGCGGGCCCATGTGCCGACACTCGGCGGGGTTTCCGTCGCCTGAGGTGTTTATTTTGGTCCACATACCAAAGTTGCCTTGGCCCTTAAAAAGACCGGATTTAATGGCTTCCACGGCCTCTTCATTTGTTGGATTGGTCGTTAAAGGGTTAAGGGCCTCACATGTTATATTGCATGGACCCACACCCAGCAAAATCCACCTAAGGCCTTTCTTTTTTGGGTCAGGGGTGGTTTGGCCTTTAAGAGGGTCAAGCTCCTCCTCAGTTTCACCCATATCGATGACGGACCATTCAGCGCCGTCACAGCTATAAAAAGCCTTTTCAGGTTTAAGGTAAATAAGCTGGTTTAGGTTAGCCTCAGAGCACTCAGGGAGCTCTTTTAGAGCTAAAGCGCTTTGGTTATCAACTGTAGTGGTGTCGGTGGATCTCGAGTTGTTGTTGAATTCGTCCTTACCGCAAGCGGTTGCACTCAGAGCAAGTATTAGCGTTAGGTTTTTCATACGGTCCCCTTTATTGTTTTTGGGTTTTGGAGCTTCGAAACTTATAGGCAATATGGGCGTCCTGAAGCCCTGAAATCCTACCGGTCAGGTATTGAAACCTCCGAACTAGCACTTCGACCTCGGCTAGGTCTTTAGCGTCCAAAATCTGACGGTGAACTTCATCCGCCTCTTTTTGGGTTTTAAGGATTTCATCGCGTATATAGGTTTCAAATTTCATATGCCCCTCTCTTTCCCTCTAACAAGGTACTTATCGGCATATTTAGGGAAAACTTTAGCCTTTTTTTATATTCGATATAAATTATTAATGATGTCTAATCCTTAGGGGTCATTTTTCTCTTAAGGCGCTCAACGTCGAGATGAAGCCTGAGGATATCCACTATCCTATCGGCGCAATTGCAAGCAGCGTTGACGGTTTCGGCTGAAATATTCTGAGCCGTGACTTTTTCCATAAGTCCCTCTAGGGTATTGACCACTTTCCTTGTGTCAAAATTTTGCGAACTATTGGGTTTATCCAAAGCCTTACTAGTGCTCACCGTTTACTCTCCATTACAAAAAACTTTTGTTTTCTATACAGATTTAATTTGTTTCGGAGGGTTCTTAGAGAGATGTCTAGTGCAATTGCCGTATGGGTGCGGTTTCCGTTCAGAAGTGAAAGCGATTTTAGAATGTGCTCTCTCTCAAGGTCCTTAAGAGTTAAAATTAAATAAGATGCCATTATAATTGCCTAGCCCGTCGTTTGATCTGGTTAATAATTACCTGGGAATTTTTTTCATCGTAAATCATGTGCTGAAACTTTGCCATTGCTTTAATGGCGCTGCGTAGATGCTCAGGGATTTTTTTTCGGTATTTGATCAGGTCGTAAAGCATTACCCATGGGATGATCTTAAATTGAAAATCACAGTATGCCGACTTTGGCCCTGCCTGTGTTTTTATTGGTTTTAGCTTTAGGCAGGGTAATAATTCATTAACCCATTTCTCTGGAATACCATTGACGTATTTAGAGCTTAGATGAAGGCGATAGCAAGCTTCCTTGACTGAGTGCATAGTGCCACGCCTAAGCTTCTCAGCGATCCATTTGCGATCCCTGATACCAGCATTGCGCAGTAAGAATAGCGTTTCCTTTTGTGACCACACGTCTTTACGACGTTTATCCTTTCGAAGATGCGCGAATTCTGGCATTCGGTAACCGACAGTGAACAGTGACTTGAGTTCAGATCTTTTTAGTTTAAATTTCTCCTGAGTTTCTTCAAAGCTATGGGTGAGGAAGTAGGTCATGGCTTTTTCGCGCAGGTGGGAATGTTTGGCGTTCCATTTGCCTATAGTGCCAAGCTTGCGAAGTTTCTCAGATGGTTTGTGCCCTTTTTTATTTAAAAACCACCGCACGTCTTGAGCGGTTTTCCCGACTTTTTCCGATATTTCTCTGCAATTGAATTTAGTGTTTAAAAATAGGTCTATTGCTTTTTTCTTCTGTGCATCCGTCCAACTCACAAAGTAATCCAGTCGATCGATAATTTGGAATATTCAGGATCGTCTTTATAAAAGTCGTAGCACTCGTCTATGAGCGCTTTGGCAACTATCTCTTTTTTGACGTTGCTGAGTAGTTGGCTTATCCGGGAAGGATCTAAACCGAAACCCTCACCCACTTCGTCTTGGCTGAGTTCGTCCAAGACACAAAGCTTATAAATTAAGTATTCTCTGCCTCTAAAATCGACATCATATCGCCTAGGGTCTCGCTTTGGTCCTGAGTCGTCTGGAGCGCCTCCGATAAACTCATGCTTAAGTGCGTCAATGCCGTCTCCTGCTGGCGCGTCAAGGCTGACCTGAGTACGCACTGCAGCGATCCTTGCGCGGCCGCTAGGATGCCTTGTGCTACCATACTGTTCCCGTAGAAAGTCGATAAACAAGTTCTTAATTGTCGTTTTTCTACCGCCTGCATACTCGATGTACACTTCTTGAGCAAAGTCATCAGCGATTGATTCGTATCCTCGTTTTTTTGCATGTGACCTAGCTATGCTTAGTAGTTTTTCGATGTCTGCTTTTTGGGTTAGATTCATTTTTTTGTTTTACATTCAATTGGCAAGAGAGACAAGCCGTCTAGCTAGAAAGCCGGCGTCTTCTTCGTAGCGTTCGATCCAATATTCGTGTGCTTTTTCTGGTGTCGAAGCGGTTGGACCGCATGTCCTGCAGGTGAGACACATAACCCAGTGGATATCGTCCTCGTCCATGAGTAAAAAATCGCTCTCACCGCAAAACGGGCAAGCGCCTTCGGTAATATCCTCAGCCATCCCTAGCCTCCGGGTTATACGTCCCTACTCTCGAATTTTATCATGCTTGGGTTAGCTACGATTGAAAGCGGATTATTTTTAATGTCGGTCAGATCTTTAAATGTCGGTCAGTTTGAATGAGAAGACCGCCATTTCGGTTTAGAATCATTTTAATGATGATTAACAAGAGAAAAATTTCTATATAAAAAAATCACTTTATAATTTAAATTTTATTTAAACCTCCAAAAAGTCGAGGAATCAATTACCCCAAAAAACCGACATTATTTTTTGAAATCATTGATTTTTCGGTCCCCGTTTTTTTGATGTTGGGTGCCCTATTTAGAGTGATTAAAATATGTATAGTTTAGGTTAGGTTAGGTTTGCC